AGCCATTTTCTAACGCTTTTGAAGGATCAGATAATGACACGTTGCTTGTTGGAAAGGTTTTTGCAAACAGCGCGGCATTTACAGATGCACAAGACTTGCCGTTGACAAAAGTTGTGAGCGATTCGGCAAACTTTTCTGATGTGCCACAATTTGCAAGAGATATCTTTTTAGCTGACACTGCTTTTGTTACAGATGATGCTGACGGTATAGCAGGAGATGATTCAACTTTTACTTTCATAAAAACTGTTTCTAATTTCTCAGTTTTGGCAGATAATGATACTATTGGTTTCGGAACTGTCCAAAACAACGGTATTGGGCTGAGTGATGCAGGAGTTGGCAGGAGTCAAGGTTACTGCGCTTTTGATTATTTTGCAGAGGATTATGTTGGAACAAGTTTCACTTTTTGATAAGGTATAAATATGAACAAGCAAACAAACATCAAACTTTATGGAGAACTAGAGATAGTTTTACGGGACAAGTTTGGAAAAATTAAAGAAAAAAGGAATGAGAAGAATTTGATCGTTACCGTTGGTTTGACGTTCATTTGTTCTCGTATGACAGGCACATCCAAAAATGTAATGTCTCACATGGCTCTTGGATCAGGTACAACTGCGGCGGCGGCAGGTCAAACCGATTTGGTATCGATTCTAGGCTCAAGAGAAGCCCTTGACAGCTCAACGCCATCAACTAATACTGTTGTTTATGTTTCATCTTTTGAAGCAGGAGAAGGTACTGGCGCGGTTACAGAGGCAGGGATCTTCAATGCAAGCAGTGGTGGTGACATGCTTTGTCGTACAGTTTTCCCAGTAGTAAATAAAGCATCAGACGATACAATGTCTGTAACTTGGACTATTACACTTACAGCATCATAAGAGTTAGCAAATGGCTACTATTGTCACTCGTAGTGGTAAAGGTTCACCTCTTACTAATAATGAGGTTGATGCTAACTTTACCAATCTCAATACCGACAAACTTGAAGTTGGTGGGGGCACTTTAACGGGTGCTCTCACAATTTCTACTGGAACCTTGAGTGTCAATTCTGGTACAACGGATACTGTCGCGACATTTACAAGTTCTGATACAGGGGTTGCTGTAAATTTTGTTGCATCCGATAACTCAATGCAAATTGCAACTTCATCAACTGATGGAATATTCAAAAACAATGGAGCAGGCGCACTACGATTTTTTAATAATGGAAGTGAGCGTGTACGAGTTGATGCATCTGGCAACTTGCTTGTCAATAAAACTTCGTCAAATATCGCAACGGATGGAGTTGAGTTAGGTGTAAGAGTGGACTCAACGTCAGATGGAACTTATGCGCTGAGATTAAATAGAAGAAATAGTGATGGGGCAGTAGCTGAATTTAGAAAAGATGGATCGGTCATAGGTCAAATTAATTCTAAGTTTAGTGATATGGTAATAGGAACATCAGATGTTGGTGTTAGATTTGATGATAATGTGAAATCCATAATACCATTTAATGTAGGCACAAATGCATCAAATGATGGAACAACTGATTTGGGCGTGAGTGGAGCAAGATTCAAAAACTTACATCTAAGCGGAGCTATTTCCAGTGGTGAAATCAGTGCAAACTCAGGAACAACAAATACTGTAGCAACCTTTACCTCTACAGATGCAGGTGCAGGCATAAATTTAACTGATAACTCTGGAACTTCTACTCTTCAAACAAACGGAGCAAATCTCAGAATTGGTGTTGATGAAGACGGAGCAGTAAATAGTTCAGCAATACAATTCAGAGTTGATGGATCAACAAAAGCAACCATTAATGATAGCGGTGTGTTTACTGCCAACGCAGGTATCTCATCAACGGGATCAGGCACTTTCGGATCATTGACTGTAAATAGCACTTCAACTCAAGCATTATTCATCAACGGAAGTGGTGGAGGACTAAATTTCTCTGGTGGCAATAATCGTATTTATTTTGGAGGTCAACGAGCATTAGAAGGAGTAACTTCAAATGGCAACATCCAAATTGGAGAAGGTTTTTCTGGACTTTTAATTCTGCAAATGAATACGTCCGTACAGGGAAATTTATCATTAGGTGATAATCGATTATTTAGACTTGGTGATGGAAACGATTTACAACTATATCACGATGGTTCAAGCAATATTATACAAGGATCATCAAGCTTTTCGGGGATTCTATATATACAAGCTAAAGCAGGGCAAAGCTCTTTAACTGCGACAGCAGATGGCAATACAACACTTCATCATAGTGGCAACTTAAAATTAGAGACAACCTCCACAGGCATAAGCGTGACAGGGGGCGTAGTAGCCTCCGCTATTTCTCAATTTACAGATGTAAATATTCCTGATAATAATGCAATACGATTTGGTAATTCACAAGACTTACAGATTTATCATGATGGAAATAACAGTTATATTAAAGATGCAGGAACTGGTAATTTAAACATTCAAGCAAACCAACTGCGCATACAGTCTGATACAGGCGAAAATTTTATTGAGTGTGTTCCTAACGCTCAAGTAGTTCTACGATTTGATAATAATGTAAAACTCCAAACCACCTCCACAGGCATAAGCGTGACAGGCTCAGTAAGTGCTACAGAATTTAACATTGCAGAATTTGGCACTTCAACAAATGTTTTACAAGCTAACTTAGGAGGCAAAGGAGCAAGGCTTAGGGCTATTGTAAGTAGCGCAAATAATCCAACTTTTTCCTTTGACGATGACACTGACACTGGAATGTACAGTCAAGGAGCTAATAACCTAAATTTTACAACTGGTGGAACTCAAGTATTACATCTTACAGGATCACAAAACGTCAACATCCCCAACGGCTCACTTATGGTTGGAGCTACCACTGCGCCAAGTGCAAAGCTTGATGTAGTAAGAGGAGGAACAACGGGTCTTTCTTCTGTGAATGCAAGGACTGTAGCATTATTTCAAAACAATAACAGTGCAGGGACAGTCATATCAATAAATGCTCCTGCAACTGGGTTTGCTGGTATATTTTTTGGAGATGATTCTTCTGAATCAGTAGGTCAAATAAAACTTGATAATACAAGTAATACCCTCCAGTTTGTCTCAACAGGCGGTTCCCCTGAAATGACAATCCAATCTAACAAAGTCAACATTCCCAACGGCTCCCTTATGGTCGGAGCTACCACTGCGCCCTCAACTAAACTTGAAGTATCTAGCGGAGGAGCAGATGTCAATACAATAAGAGCCTCATATAATTCAACCAATTATTTAGAACTTGCTCACAATAGAATCAATGCAGTTTCTTCAGGAACTGACGCAATATTATTTCAAACAAGTGGAACAAATAGAGCTATTATTAACAGCACAGGATTGGGTATTGGAACCACATCTCCAACAGAACGTCTTACAGTATCTGAACCTTCTTCTGGTAATACTGTAAAAATTGCAAGTTTTGTAAATCCTGTAGGAACAGCAAACACTGGTGTTCAATTATGGCTTTCTGGTACAAATACTACTACTCGAGGTACTTTTATTACTGCAGTCGCTGAAAGCACTTCAAATGATCACACATTACGCTTTGGAACATCAGCCGCATCTTCAGCACCTACAGAGCGTATGCGTATTAATAGTTCTGGTCGCGTTGGAATCGGAACCACTTCTTTGAGTGCAGATGGATTAACTATTGGAACTATTAATAATAATTGTGAATTTGATCTGACACATACTAGTGGTAAAAGATACAGACTTAATAGTTTAGCAAACGGAAATTTTCAAGTAGAAAATAAAACTGATTCACTAACAGTTCTTACTATAAACTCATCAGGCAACGCAGGAATAAACATAGGAAACCCAACGCAAAAATTACACGTTGGCGGCAACGCAATAATTACTGGACTTACACGCATCGGTGATGGTTCAGCAAGCAGTCCTAGCTACCAGTTTATTAATGATACTGATACAGGTATGTTTAGAGCTAGTTCAAATGTCCTTGGTTTCAGCACTGGCGGTAGTGAACGCATGAGAATAGACTCATCAGGCCGAGTAGGTGTTGGAACCGCATCCCCAAGTGCAAAGCTTGAAATTGGAGGCATGGGTGCTGGGGAGCAAGCATTCTTAATAGAAAGCCCTCGCAATGATGCGCTTTCAAATGGATTGGCTAGAATTAACATAACTGACATTAATTGTCCATTCACAGGGCTACAAATAGATCACGCGGGTACAGGGCTAGCTTTAGATATAAACGGTAAAGCAGAATTTACAGGTAGCGTTACAAGCACAGGGCTTACTGTAGCTAATACTGGTTTTGCAAGAATTACACTGCAAGATTCAGATGCGACTAATCAAAAAGGATTCATAGATAGTAATGGTGGAGATTTAAATCTAACAAGTCAAAATGGAACAAGCCATGGCGATATATTTCTAAAACGCTATAACGGCACTAATACTATTTTGACAGCACAATTTGCTAACAACGGTGACATTAGCTTTTATGATGGTTCGGGAAATCAAGGCTTGTTTTTTGATAGTTCTTCCTCGCGACTTGGTATAGGAACCACATCGCCCTCAGCACCATTAGAGGTTTTAGCAACTGCTACAACAAGCACAGACATTGCCCACTTTAGTAACTCAAACGATGTAAGAAAAGCAAAATTTCATTTATCAGGGGGTGGTGACGGACAACTTTCATTATTTGATGGAAATAATAATATTAATGTTTTACTTAGTGCTCTGGGTAATTCATATATAAATGGCGGCAACCTTGGTCTGGGAACTACATCGCCCGCAGAGCGATTGCACGTACACGAAAGTAGTACAAGTGCTTCTCGTATACGCCTTAGTAACACAGATGGCTATCTTGAGATTGGAACTAATAATCAAGTTTCAAATTTAGATAGTGAAACGCATACCTTTAGAAACGAAACAGGCTCTTCTGAGTATATGCGTATTGATAGTTCTGGCAATCTTCTTGTAGGCACTACTTCTTCCTATGGAGATAAACTCAATGTAAATGGTACAGGACATTTTACTGGAAATTTGACTTTATCTCGGCAAAGTAATAATTCAGGCTCTACAGGATTGGCTTTTGAGCATACAAGAAGCACAACTGTAAATGGTAACACAATTGTACAAGCAGGCGATCAATTAGGTTATATAGCATTTCGTGGAAATGATGGAGATCAGTTTTTAGACGGTGCTTTTGTTATTAGTTTTGTAGACGGCACTCCAGGCAATAATGATATGCCAACTAATCTGCAATTCTGGACAACTGCAGACGGTGCTAGCTCTCCTACAGAGCGTATGCGTATTACTAGCGCAGGCAACATTGGTCTGGGAACCACGTCGCCCGCAAGACGGCTTTCGGTAGAAACGTCTGGTACTTCTATTGTTTCATCTTTCAAAAGATCGGATGCCGCAAACGCTTTTATAACTTTCTCAGATAGTTCAACAACCAGTGATGCTCATGTTGGAGTTGGTGCAGCTGGAGATTCTTTATTTTTTAGAGCTAGTAATGTGGAACAAGTACGAATCAATAATACAGGATTAGGTATTGGAACCACTAATCCTCAAGCATCTCTTCATGCGGCAGGAAATATATTATCAACAGGAACAGTTCAAATATTTCCATCATCGGCTGGAGCTGCGAGTGTTCAAATGCAACGACAAGGTCAAGGTACAGCTTGGTCTCTTGCACAAGGCAACACTACTACTGATATGTTCGAAATACTGCGAGGTGCAAGTAGTTATTTTGCAGTAAATTCATCTGGCAACGTTGGTATTGGAGAAACTGATCCCGACAGTACCTTGACTGTCAAAGGATCAGCTCATACAAATTTTCAAGTAAAATCAGGTAGCGAAAGTACAAAAGCCTTTATTCAAACAGTTCAAGATACTGATATTCGCATAGGGTCTAGCACTAATCATCCTGTCGCGTTATATCAAAACGGTTTAGAGCGTATGCGCATAGACTCATCAGGAAGAGTAGGTGTTGGAACCACATCCCCAAGTGCAAAGCTTGAAACAATGTCAACAAACGCAGGGGGAGATACCACATTAATTCAAATCCGTAATAACAGTTCAGATCAATCAACATCTTCATCATTCAGATTTGTAAACTCAACATCTGGAACTGCCACAGCAGGAGGCGCAGAGTTATCAGCAATAAGAGATAATAACGCAGGTGGTGATTTAGTCTTCAAGACTGCCGCTCAATCTACAGCTACACTAACCACAGCATTAACACTTGACTCCTCTCAGAACGCCACATTCTCAGGTAGCGTAAGTGCTACAGGCGGAGACTACACAACATCCGGAACTGCAAGTTTAGCAGACGGAACAAATGGTTTACGAATTGTTAGAGAAGGTGGAGATAGTGCAGGTTCTCTTGGAAACGGAATAACTTTTGCTCAAAGGTGGTTTAGCGGTTCAAACTTAGAAATAAGAACTGGTGCAATATTTGGTAAAAAAACAGCAGGTAGCGGTAATTTTGGAGGAGGATTATCTTTATATTCTCAGCCACAAAGCGGTGCTGATATGGTCGAATCATTATCAATAAACCATTTACAGCAAGTCAACATTCCCAACGGCTCACTTATGGTTGGAGCTACCACTGCGCCTGATTCCATTGTTCATATTCAAAAAAATCAATCAGGAGTAGCTCACGCCTTAAAACTAGAAAATTCAGCAGGTGGCAATAATAGTGGATTTGATATTGACTTCCAAATGGCCTCATCTGGATTATCTGCAAAAATAGGCGTAGTAAGAACAAATAGTCCGGGAGCAGGTGATACGGATATGTTCTTCTCTACTTCAAGCAATGGAACAACTCCAACTGAAAGATTGAGGATATCGCATGACGGCTCATCAGTTTTTAGTGGTGCTATTACAGCTACGGGGCTTAATATAAGCAGCTCTTCTGGTAATCAAACACTTTTAATAGATTCTATTGGCGGTGTTTCTGAAATTGAATTAAGAACATCTTCTGGATCTATATCTAATTATATTAGATCAGGGCTTGGTGGTTCTGCTGTACTACAGTTTATGACTGGCGGTGAAAATGAGCGACTCCGCATAGACTCATCAGGCCGCGTTGGTATTGGCACTACTAATCCAACATATAAATTACATGTTGCTGGAACTTCATATTTATCTGGTGGTATTCAATTAAATAGTACAGATAAAATTACCATAGGAAATCCTAATCAATTTATTACTGCGGTCAATGATACATCACTTACACTAGCTACTAATGGAAGCGCTTCATTAACAATACTTGATAACGGCAACGTTGGTATTGGAACCTCATCGCCCGTAACAAAACTACAAATTTCTCATAACGGTGGACATACATCTGGCACTGTGCAAATTGCAGAATCCTCTTTTGATCTTTTTAATCCTATAGAAGCAGATACAAATGAAAAAGGCTCTATCATTACTTTTTCTGATCATTATTACGATGGAAGCAATTACATAAGGACTACAAGGGCAGGAATTAAAGGCGGCACAGATGAAGCAGGAAACAATGGCGCAGGGTTTTTAAGTTTTTACACAAATCAAAATGGTGGGGCAAATACTCTCATAGAGCGAGGCAGATTCGATAAAAGTGGTAACTTGCTTGTGGGTAAGACTGCCACATCTTTAGCTACAGCAGGCATTGCCTTAATGTCTAACGATCAGGTTCGCGTCACAACCGCCTCCGATAATCCTATTGAATTAAATAGATTGAACACTGCCGGAGATATAGCTAGATTTTATCAAGACACTGTTCAAAAAGGCAACATCTCAGTATCTTCATTTGGAATGGGCTTTGGCGGTGGTACTCGCACATCGGATTTCTTTCTCAAGACTGATGGTACTGCAAGTTTTGCTAGTGGTGTAAATGTTGGTATTGGAGTCTCACCAGTAACATCTCTTTCATTTGGTGAAGCCTCAACTGGTATAACATTTTTATCAACTGCCACTAATTTTAATTCAGGTAAAGTATCAGGAATTAGAGGAGAAGTAACAGGGACTGGACATGGAAATTTAGCATTTGACACTTTCCAAGGTGGTAACGGTGGTGGAGAGAGAATGGTGCTTTTGTCAAACGGCAACCTATTAATCGGCAAAACAGCAGATAACGATACTTCCGCAGGCATTAGATTTCAAAGCAATGGATCAGGTTCTTTTGTAAGAGATAATAATGTTGCTTTAAATGTAAATCGTCTTACTGGGGACGGAAACTTAGTTGAGTTTAGGAAAGATTCAAACCTAAAAGGTAGTGTTGCTTATTTTGGTAATGAAATACAAATTGGTCAAGGTAATGTAAATATTCAATTTTCAAGTGCTACTAATGCCATAGTTCCCGCAAATTCAAACGGCACGGCAAATAATGCCGCTATTGATTTGGGATTAACTGCCGCAAAGTTTAAAGACGCTCATTTCAGTGGGACGGTAAATGCCGCAACTGGATTAACAACTGCCGCTAATCAGAGAGTTCAATCAAGCAGTGGAATGTTATTTCTCAATGGACCTTCTGCGCTGACATTTGAGGTAGGCGCAGGTAGTGAAAAAATGCGCCTGACATCAACGGGATTGGGTATTGGCACACAAGTTCCCGCGTCATTATTAAATGTGTTTACTGATACAGGTCGTGATTTTAGAGTTGATCATGGAACTGCTAACAGAACAATATTATCTACTGATCGTGGAATGATAATTAAAGCGGGTGGCGGTTATTCATTAGATCTAGATACAAATAGTTCAAGCGGAACACTACGGTTTTTTGCTAACGGCAGTGAGTCTGCTAGGCTGACATCTGGCGGTGATTTTCTCGTAGGCACTAGCGCAGTAGCTGATACAGACAATGCTATAACTCTCCGCAACGATGGGAGAGCAACTTTTGCCAGTAACGTAAGTTCAACCACTATTGAAGTAATAAGACATAGTAGCGGTACAGCTATGGAGTTTGTAAATACAGGTGGCTCACCTATTGTTGGTTCTATTACTGTTACTGGTAGTGCAACCGCATATAACACATCCTCAGATGCAAGGTTAAAAGAAAATATTGAAGATGCAGATGATAGCGGTACAGCCATCGATTCATTGCTCGTAAGACAATTTGATTGGAAAAGTGATGGCAAGCATGAAGATTATGGTATGATCGCACAGGAGGTAATACATACCTGTCCAAACGCTGTAAGCGTTCCTCAAGAAGATGGAGAGATGATGGGTATCGATTATTCAAAGATGGTTCCTTTGCTTTTAAAAGAGATACAGGAGCTTAGAAAACGTGTTAAAAAACTGGAGGAGTAAATCATGGCAGTTACGTGGAAGGTAGTTGAATTGGAGAGGAAAACAGCCTCACCTGCAAATGGGGTGACGGTGGTTCATTGGAGAGCTGAAGATGTAGAAACGGTAGGTGAAGGTGATAGTGCAGTTGACCATTTTGGATCATCTTATGGCACAGCAAGTTTTACACCAGACTCATCAAAAAGCGATTATATAACTTGGTCCAAACTTACGGAAGATGATTGCATTTCTTGGGTCAAAGCATCAGAAGACATTGATGTAGATGCAATCGAAGCGAGCATAGCGGCTCAAATAACAGAATCAAAAACGCCAGCTTCAAAAACTGGTGTTCCTTGGTAATAAGTTATTGATTTAAAAGGAGAATTTTATGAGTGAATCAATCAAAGTCCCATCTTGGGCGGTTCCTTTGGTAGCGGCCATTATTCCTGCGGCTATCGCTTGGGGCACAATGCAAGCGCAAGCACAGGCGACTGATGAGGAAGTAGCAAAAGTATCAAAGGTTGTTGAAAAATTAGAAACTACAACGACAGACAATTCTGTTCGTACAAAGTTGAATGAGCAAGCCATTCAAACAATCGCTGATGGATTAGCACAACAAACGGAAATCAGCAAAGCGACTGACGAAAAGTTGGGAACTCTTATTGAGATAATGTTGAAAGAAAGGCGATGAATCTGAAGTTGGTCATCGCACTTGTAGTAATTACAGAATCAGGGGCGATTGATCCAGAGAAAAAGACTTATTTTAATAATCCGCAACACTGCGAGTGGATTGCACAGGAAATGACCAGAGAAAGAAAATATTTTCAAGGCTTTCAAGAAGGGTCAATTTTTTGCAGGCCAGAATGGGTTGATGCAGAAGTAAAGGTCACAAGATTGAACGTTGTTCCATTACCTGTTGAAGAAGATGATCAAGGATTAGCACCATGAAGAAAAAGGCAAAGCCAGAAGTAATAATTAACGATGACAAACTTTCCGCACACGAGAAAGAGTGTGCGATTAGATACGCAAATATTCAGCAAAGGTTAGATGAGGGAAGTGCTAGATTTGAGCGCTTAGAAAGAATGATGTGGGCGGTTTATCCGTTCATATTGGCTTGCCTTGCCGTTGCTAAATACACTTGATATGATAACTCAGTTCATTTGAACTTTAACCAAAGAGGCAAAAGCTATGAGTACGATAGAAGAAAAAGCAACCATGACAGATGCAATTGCAATTAAAAAAAATGGGGAAGCAGTAAATCCTCAAGAGCAAAAGCAAACTTTCACGTTTGTTGATAATGACAAAGGTGAACAAAAAGAATGGGCGGTTGAACATTTATCTGCTGATGCTGTTTTAGTGATTAATCATTTGCGCAACTTGCAATCAGATATGACAGCGTTGCAATTAAAATTTGGTGATGTGCAGGCGGCAATCGAATCAAATAGAAAAAGGCTGATTGATTTGTTACCTGATGATGAATTGGCATCAATCACTAATTTTGATACGGGTGATGCTACAGAACATTAAAAGGATGCGGTATGGCAGGAGTCACAGTTACAACGCCACCAACAATCGAGCCTCTCACTGCGGCTGATATTAAGACTTACTGCCGAGTACAAGATGATGACGATCTCGACATTTTGTTGATGATGGGAAAAACTGCGCGGCAATTTTGTGAAGAATTTACCAACCGCGCCATCGTCACTCAAACGTTAACGATGTTTTTGGATGCGATAGATGATCGAGATGATCCTTTATTTGAAGGAACAAGAACTGGCCCTTATCTGAATTACTACAAAAATTATATTACCCTTTCAAGAGCACCTGTTCAGAGCGTAACAAGTGTTCATACATTTGACGATGCAGACAACGCAACTCTTTTTGCCAATACAAAATACTATGTGGATAATAGTCGTGAGCCTGCGAGACTTGTTTTGAGAACAGGCGAAACTTTCCCTGTTGCTCTACGGGTAGCAAATGCAATCAAGATAATTTACAAAGTTGGTTATTCCACGATGTCTTCAGTTCCAGAGCCCTTAAAAATAGGCATGTTGATGCACGTTGCTTATATGTATGATCAAAGAGGTGACATGAAAGACTATTTGCAAACAAGAGCCATGCCACCGATGATTCAAAAATTGTATAAGCCTTATGTTATATATGGTGGCCTTGGAAGTTCAACTCTCCTGAGTTTGGGATAATGGCAAAACATGGTGCGTCTATTGGCGCAATGCGCCACAAAGTAATCATTCAGCAAGTGACATCCACCACAGATGCAGGGGGAGGACGTGCTGTTGCTTGGTCAAATTATAAGACGGTTTTCGCGCATGTAGAGCAATTATCCGCACAGGTTAAGTTTGACCAAGGGGTAGTGGACGAAAGAGGCTTATATCGCTTTACAATGCGTTTTTTGACTGGTGTTGATACTCGCAATCGATTAAGTTTTGATAATAAGATATTTAATATTGATTCGGTTATTAATTTAGACGAAAGAAAAAAATATCTTGTGATTCGAGCAAAAGAGGGTGTTGCGGTATGACTGTGGAATTTGTTAATCTGAATACTTTTCAAAAGCGCTTAGATGCAAAAAAAAAGATTGCGAAAGAAAAGGTTTTTGTATCTTTGCAAAGATCAGCCGATGAAGTCAGAAATCACGCCGTAAAATCAATTTTGCAAGGAAACCCAACGGGAGTCTTGTATAAAAAATATCGACCGCGCAGAGATCACAGAGCATCTGCTAAAGATCAACCACCTGCAAGCGATACAGGATTTTTAGCCAGTAATATATCTGCGACTGTAAAAAAATCGCCTCTCGTTATGGTTGGTGAAGTAAGATCAGCCGCTAAATACAGTAAGCATTTAGAATTTGGTACAGCAACGATGGGAAAACGTCCTTTTATGCGACCCGCACTCATAAAAAGCAGAAAAAAAATATTACAAATATTCAGAACTAACGGATTGATTTCATGACAATTTTTCAGTTTGGATTACAAAGCACGATATATGCCGCCTTGAATAATGATTCGAATTTAACATCCACATTAGGGGCAAGTGTTTTCGATGACGTGCCAGAAAACACGGGATATCCTTATGTCCAAATTGGTGAAGATCAGGCAAGCGATTTTAGCACCAAAGATGCGACAGGTTCGGAGGTAACCGTTGAAATGGACATTTGGAGTCGATATCGAGGGAGTAAAGAAGCGAAGGAAATAATGGACAGAATTCATACTTTGTTGCATGATAGCAGTCTGACAGTATCAGGAACTAATCTAATAAACCTAAGATTTGAGTTTTCTGATCTTGTACGCGACCCAGATGGGATTACGAGGCACGGAATCATGCGATTCAGGGCAATATTATTAGGTTAATCCATTTAGGAGATATTTAACATGGCGGCACAAAAAGGAAAAGATTTATTAGTTAAAATAAATACTTCGGGGTCAACGTTTACAACCATCGGAGGATTGCGATCTACTTCGATTTCTATAAACGATGAGCCAGTTGATATTACAAACAAAGACAGCGCGAATGCTAGGACACTTCTAGCAACCGCAGGAACAAGTTCAATGACTATCAGTGGATCAGGTGTTTTTGTTGATGATGCGGCAATCCAGTTAGTTAGAGGTTCATTAGCAAATGGTGACTTCAAAAGTTATAATTTAGTAGTCCCCGATTTGGGAACCTATGCAGGATCATTCATGATCGCATCATTAGAGTTTGCAGGTGAGTTTAATGGAGAAGTAACTTATTCCTTAACACTTGAATCAAGCGGTGCAATCACATTCTCATAAGAGGTGAGTCATGACAGTCAAAGAAGTCGATATCAAGCATGAAAAAGGAACGGAAAAAGGCATCATTTACAAGAATGATTTGATCTTTTCAGGTTCAAAAAAATTGACCGTCACTGGATCACTAGAGGTGGATGGTAAAAAATGTGCTGTCGAATCATCGATTTACGATGAAAGGGACGGTGTTTGGAGAGTGAATCTTGCAACGGCAAGCAAACCTAAAAAGGAGAAGTCAGATGACGAACCCACTCAGGGGACAAATAACAATTAATTTAGGCGGCACTGATTATCAGTGTCGTTTAACTGTAGATTCTATAATTAAGATTGAAGAAGAACTTGATAATGGGATTTTAAAAATTACGCAGAGAATATCTGACGCGGATATTCGCATGAAAGAAATGTCGGTGATTTTGTTGTATGCGTTGCGAGGTGGTGGCAATAACTTTCAAGTGAAAGATGTCAACAAAATCATACAATCAACAGGATTAATCAATTGTAGTGCCGCAGTTGCTAATCTTTTAGTTGCGACATTAAATGATGATTCAGAGGAATCGGACGGAAAAAAGGAAGCGGTGACAGCCTAGAGCCGATTGATTGGCGTAGGTTGTTTTCAATTTGTGTTGGCATGATTGGAATACAGCCGAGTGAATTTTGGGAGTTGTCACCGTTGGAAATTTACTCGGCTATCTCTGGATTTAAAGAGTTTCATGCAGTAGAAAAAGAGGCTCCAATGGATCAGGATAGATTGAAAGAACTGATGGAGTTATATCCTGACTGATGGCAACAACGGTTGATGAACTACTGGTCCGAATTAAAGCAGATACTAAGCAACTAGAGACCGCTTTAGATAGGACAAAAACTCAAACGCAAAATACAACAAAGGGTGTTGGCGGATTAGGTGCGGCTCTCAAAAGACTCGGCCCGATAATCGCAACAACCACAGCCGCTTTTGCGGCTTTCCGTGTTGGTAAAGGTATCGCTGACACGGGTGATCAATTCGAAGCCCTCCGAATATCTCTTAATAAACTTGCAGGCGGTGAAGCGCAAGGCGCTGAGTTTTTCAATGAAATTCGTGTCTTTGCAGAAACAACTCCATTTCAACTTGAAGATGTCACGAAAGCATTTATTGCTCTTAAATCCAACGGCATAGAACCTAATAATCGAATGATGACTGCCTTCGGTGATGCCGCATCATTAGCATTGAATCCGTTAGAAGCTTTTAACGCAATGGTTCGAATCACGCAAAGGGCCGCAGGTGGTGGTCTTGGGTTAGTGGAACTTGAGCAAATTGCAACTCAAGGTATCCCAGTATTTAAGATATTAGAAGATGAGATTAGCAAAACTCGATTGGAACTTTCTGAATTAGGAAAGACATCAGAAGGTGCTGATATCATCATGCAAGCCTTGATTAGCGGACTGGAGAAGAGGTTTGGCGGTATTATGGGGGAGCGTATGCAATTGCTTTCCACAGAAATATCAAATTTAGAAATCGCTTTTAAAGGACTGCAAAATACTATATTTGAAGGTGGTCTTGGCGATATGTTAAAAAATGTCGCGGCCTCGATGCGAGAATTTGTGAATGCGACAAATGATGCAATCCAAGCAGGACGACAGCAAGAGCAACTTGAAGACTTACCTGAATCTGTAGCCAATGCTTTAACTGCGGAGGGAATCGAATCAGGAGATGTAAGCACCCTCGGTCGAATGGGCAGATTACGAGCAGAAGATGCAAAAGATGCCCTCGGCGTTGAGGAGGCGATGGCAAGCGAATTTGAAACCCTAGCTAATAGACGTGTCGAAATACAAGAAATTCTGAATGAAAGTTTATCAGGATTACGGGGAAAAGATTTAAAAGATGCTAAAAAAGCTAGAAGAGACTTAAAAGAAGAGGCGGAACAAATTGATTCTCAAATCTTATCGCTTCATGCCTTAACAGATGCACGACTAAGAGCGAGAGAAGCAGAAAAACCTACAGAAGAAGAAAAGGAGGATGAAGATACAGGACCAACTATTGAAGTAATTGAAGCGCGAGATCGATTACTAAAATTAATTGAAAAATCAGCAACACCTCAAGAGAAATTGAATGAACTAATCAAGGATCAAAATACAGCGCTCGATGAGTTAGACCCAACGCAACAAGAAAGACTGAAATCAATTTTGAAAGAAATGCAAGAGGATATTGATTTAAAGAATAATAAAGAAGCGTTTGGAGATTTGAAAAAATTGGTGGAAAGCACGGTTGATCCAGTTGCGGAATTGCAAGATGAAATCAATCAACTCCAAACCTTAGTTGATACTAACAATCTTGATATTCTTAAATTTATTTTTGGTGAGGATTTCACTACGGATGAAGCTAATCAGAAAATTCGAGAACTTAGAGATAATCTAAAAGAAATCAAAGAAGGGGCTGAAGAAGTTCAACAAACATTGGGTGACAAGATGGCAGAAGCTGTGGCTCAGTCTGTCAATGCTTTTGGTGTAGATTTCGTAAATGCTCTATTAGAAGGTAAAAGTGCATTGGATTCTTTCAAAAATTTTGCACAAAATTTAGTATCTCAAATAATATCTATATTTTTACAACTCGCTGTAATCAATCCAATTCTAAAGTCTATTTTCGGAAGTGGAGGCTTTGACGTGGAAGGGTTTGATGATTTACCCGTTTTAAATGCAAAAGGCGGAACTTATCAACCAAATCGTCCAATGATAGTTGGAGAACGTGGACCTGAGTTAATTATTCCAAACACGGGCGGCAAAGTATTAAATAATATGAATACCAAAAACGCTCTCGGTGGTGGGGGTGGTATTGTAATAAATCAAAATCTTAATTTCAGCACGGGAGTTGTTCCGACTGTAAGAACAGAAATAACTAAGATGTTGCCGCAGATCGCAGAAGTAAGTAAAGCAAGCGTTCTTGAAGCAACACGCAGAGGTGGGTCATTTAGAAGAGGATTATTAAATGCCTAAGATAATCACAATACCTACAAACGCAGGCATCATTTCATCAACGTTTAATTTGACCAAAACTATTGGAACAAGTATTGCTCCATTCTCAGGAAAGTACCGATCTCAAGAATATGATTACAATTATTGGTCTGGTCAAATATCTGTTGCACCGATGAAACGATCAGATGTGGTGCAATGGCAGTCTTTCCTAGCAAATCTTGAAGGGACAAAAAATTACTTCAAGTTTGGCGATCCTGATGCTTTTACGCCAAGAGGTACATATGCTCACACTCATTTTAATACCGACATAAGAGTTGATTCTGGAAGCAATGTAAATAGTGCGACCCTTACTTTTGCAAATACGAATTCTGTCGTGACATCTTCTTCTGCAATATTTGATGGTTTAGTTGTAAATGATTTTGTAACTATTTCAGGAGCAGTGAATTCTGAAAACAATGGAACTTTTAAAGTCACTACGTTTACAAGTAATACAGAGATAAGGGTGGATGCAGTGTTAGTCAATGAAGCAAGCACTGCAAGTTGTAAGGTCCGTCAAAATGTAAAAGGATCAACCGCATTATCAATGAAAGCTGTAGGCACAAATCAAGGCAGTGTTTTGCAAGGAGATTATCTGAGTATTCAAGATTCTGATGGAAATATAAAACAGCTTGTCATAGCGACTGCCGATGCGGTAATTACTGATGAAGTGAGTGAAGATAAATATTCTGTGCCAATACAACCCAATTTAAGATTAGATTTAGCTGATGATTCTCATATTGGATTTTCAAGTGCTCAAAATAGGGGGCTTTTCAGGCTTGATGATAACACCGTTGAATGGCAGGCAAATAACGTTTCATTATATCGGATAAGTTTTGGTTTTACTGAGGTGATCTGATGGCTACCAGAGCAGGGATTGATGCAAGATCAGCGTTACGACTTATCGAAGATAATCAACATATGGTTTATGCCATCAAGGCTGAATTTGATACATCTACCATACGACTCCATTCTGGACTTGGTGATTTGACAATTAATTCTGAAACTTACACAGGTGCAGGCACTTTGCTTGCAATATCAGATATTGAAGATTCCAATGATCTAAAAAGTTCAGGTGTTACATTTAATTTATCAGGAATGAATCCAACAGTGCTTGGATATGCGCTAAATGAAAATCTGCAAAATAGAAACATCACAATGCTGATGGCTTTTATCTCGGCAGGCACAGATCACGTTGAAGGTTTTATGACTTTGTATAAAGGGCGTATGATTTCAAGTCAAATACAAGATAATACACAGGCAGGTATCTCAATCACTTTGACAACGGAAAACAGGCTGATTGATTTAGATAGGCCATCAAATTTCCGTTATACAAAGGAATCACAGGTTGCATTGAACCCAAGCACAACGGATACAGGTTTTGATGCCGTGGACAAATTACAAGACACAGAAATTAGTTGGGGATCGAGAACATTCAGCGGAGGCGGTGCATTTGGCACGGGTGTATCTGGTAACAGGTTAAACGAATCTGCCACTATCGATAAAAGATAATGCAAAAATTAGATGATTGGGAAAAAAGGTTTCACAGATTTCTATGTGAAAACAAAGATCGTAAATTTAGATGGGGACGATGGGATTGCGTCATTTTCGCAAATTCTGCATGTAAGGCGATTTCAGGGCAAAAACTTATTCCTGAATACCTTCATTGGGAAAACAAGAGAACCGCCGTTAAAACGATAAAAGAATACGGAGAAACCCTGTTGAACAGCATGATAAAAGGCACAAAAGAAAAAGGCTTGATGGAAGTGCCAAAAGATCAAATTCAAAAAGGTGATATTTGTGTTTTTGATTCAAAAGGTAAAAACATAACTGGTGTTTGTGATGGATATGCGATTGTTTCTCCTGCATCGGAAGGTTACGGATACAATAAAATAGCAAAAGCAATCAAGGTTTTTCGAATAAATGGCTAAAGTAATCAAAGCGGCAGTAATAACTGCTGTAACGGTCGGGCTTTCAATTGTATTAGTCAATGTAGGTCTTGGGGCAATGGGATTGGCTTTAATTGAAGGTATAAAAGCTAAAATGCTCTATGCGTTTGTCGGCACTTTAGTTGCGGGTGGAATTGGTCAGTTGACAAATAAAGGAATTGAGGCTTCAGCGGACAATTTAGGAAAAAAAGTTGCTACGACAGGAATCGCTGTCCCAAGACAAATTGTTTATGGACTTGCAAGAGTTGGCGGCACTATTGTAAAAATGGACAGCCGTGGAAATAATAATGCTGTTCTCTCAATGGCGGTTGTCGTTGCAGGGCATGAAATTGAGGGATTTACTAAAGTATTTGTTAATAACAAAGAACTTACAACATCCAGTGCAACCTTACACAATGAAACAGTTTTCACTGCGACAAATTCTGATTTTACAAATACAGATAATGACAGCAACTTTGGCTCTGGCGCTCTAATACGATTTACTTTTCACAAAGGTGATCAAACCGCAGTTGATGGTTTAGCAACTCAAGAGAATTCATCGCGATATCCAACCACATGCAAGCTTCTCGGTTGTGCATATTTTTATATGGAGTTTGTTTATGATCCTGAAAAGATGCCTTCCCTGCCTGAATTGTTTTTCTTAGTAAAAGGCAAAAATGTTTTTGATCCAAGAACAAATGCATTAGCAAATAGCGATTTACAAAGATCAAACCCTGCTTTGCAGGTAAGAGATTTTATTTCCGATACCACATATGGCCTAAAGGCTCTTGATGCAGAAATAAATGATGGCGCAACAAATGGATCAGATGTTGGAAGTTTTTGTCATGCCGCAAATATTTGTGATGCAAATTTAACCACAGACGGTGTTACAGAAACCACCTATACATCAAATGGTTTTTTCAATTTTAGTTCAGCAGGGGGCGGGGTTATACAAGCCATTTCATCTGCATGTGCAGGAAATTTGACTTACACAAACGGCCAGTTCAATTTTTTTGCAGGAGCAACGCAAACGGCCAGTTTAATTGTGACAGATGAAAAAGTTCTTGGCACTCCGCAAGTATCAACAAAATCAGCAAGTGGAGAATTATTCAATTCTGTCAAATCAGTTTTTGTGGATTCAGGAAATAATTTCAACGTTTCAGAAACGCCGCTTTTTGAAGATGCAACAATGTTAACAGAAGATACGCCTGATGGTGCAAATGCAAACGCCGCTGCCAAACAACATTTTAAAAAGACGCTTGAGATGCGTTTTCCAATGACCACATCTCAGACCATGGCTCAAAGGTTGCAAAAAATTTCTCTTTTAGATCAAAGGCAAACAACAACCATCAACCTAACAACAACAACTGAATTTTTAAAAGCGCAACCAAATGACCATATCAACGTGACCAATGAGCGTCTTGGGTTTACCAACAAATTATTTAAGATTGAAGAGATGTCTCTTGGATTTTTTGATAATGATGGCACTGTCTATGCAGGCGTTGAATTATCTTTGCGAGAGACTTCACCATCTATTTTTACTTTTGGTGCATATCAAACTCCTCAAGATAACAGCGCTGATCCAGTTATCGGTGTCCCTACCTGTCCTATTCCCACAAACGGAACACCATCGCAAGTAAAGGGACAGGAAGGTCCGACAACAAAAATAAATATCAAAGTGCCTTGGACAAATGCAAATGATCCCAAGGTATTAGGTACAGAAGTCCAGTACAAGCTGAGTGGAGATTCCACTTATCAAACAGCGGCAGTTGCGACAAAAGGACAAACAGAAGCCAGTATCTCGAATGTCACGGTCGGTGAGACTTACAACATAAAGTTAAGGCATTTCACAAAAGATAATGTTTACAGTGATTTGACAACTCAAATGAATGTCACAGTTACTCAACCTGATTCTGGTCCTGATGCTCCGACAAGTATAAGTGCCACCACAGATAAACCGTTAATGATCGAAGTTGAATGGACAAATCCATCAAATGTAAACCTTCGCGCTGTAGAGGTACACGTCAGCACCACATCAGGATTTACGCCATCCAGTAGCACGTTGATTGGCACTTACATAGGAGACGTTGGTAAGAAAAAAACAATTATTTTGGGCGTTGCTCATGGGTTGGCATTTGACACGATTCAGTACATAAGGTTGAGATCGATAAATGTTTATGGCACAGCATCCTCTTACACAAGTGAAGTGCAGGGTAAAATGCTCAAAGTTGCAAACACTGATATTTCAGTCAATAACCTCGCCGCAATCAGCGCAAACCTTGGAACGGTTACAGCAGGATCATTGGCATCAAATCTAATTACGGGTGATGTGTCCGAAGTTTATCCGTTGATGAGATCAGTCAGCACAAGCGTAAGCACTTCATTCACAGACCATTTCACTTTTTCTATTCCTGCGCCTACGAATGGGATCGCAAAACGACAAAAAATTGATTCAACCATTGTATTTAGAATTGCAAATGAAGGTCAAGACACACCAAATGCAAAGACTTTTATTTCCGTAAGATGTATGAAAAAAAGCAAAGGCGTGAATGCGGTAAGTGTTGGGTCAGTTGCCGCCGTTGATAACAGCACAAGTTTTACTCAAATAATTGAAATAGCAGGAAATGTCTTGAATGTTGTGGATATCAGTGGCGGTGTTGCAACAACTAATAATGCAAGCGGAACAAATGAACCCGCAAACATTCGTGATGTATTTTATGATGCGGCTACTAATAGAACATTTATTGGAATTGAAGCATCAGGCATCGTATTTTCTGCGAGTGATTCTGTTTTTTATAGCGATTCTAAATTTACTTCATCAGGTACTTTTACGGTTACTCTTGTTGATCAAATTTATTTTCAAATTACCCCGCCTGATCCAGACGATACACTGGGAAGGCAGAGTATATTTTTTCCTTATAAGGGAACTTTTGGAACTACAACAACCGCCACAGAATTTAAAATTCAATCAAAACGCACAAACCTTCAATCAAGTTGCTCATTAGATATCAATCAAATTTTTGGGACTTTGGAGAACATATCATGATACAAGTAGGCTTCACCAAAAAAGATGGATCAGAAGTTGTTGAAGAGACTGTGCAAGGCGCTCCAAACGCAAATGAGGCATTGGCAAATCTTAAAACCGCAAAAAAATCAGATAACACAGTTAGCAAGGTTTGGCTTGCAATGCAAAGATTTACAGATGAAAATGGTCAAAAGGTAGACGCATATTGGGATATATATGCTGAAATCGATTTGTAATGTTCTACGTGGAACAAAAATTATGACACCAAAGAAATTAGAGCCAAAATCGAAATATGCAGAATTTGATTTAGATGGCGATGGAACTGTCAGTGATGCAGAGATATCAAAGCATCATGAAATGCTTCAGCAAGAATTGACTGAAGAAAAAGCAGATACTCAACGAAGAATGGCTTGGGTTGCTATGGTGTCCATGTGTATTTATGCAATTTTGCCGTTGTTTCCATTTATTCCAGAAGCAAGGCTTTCAACATTGGCAAGTCTATCGGACATGCTGTTTCTTTCACAGGCCTCAATTGTTGGCCTCTACTTTGGCGCTACGGCGTATATGGCGAAAAAATGAGTATATTAGGTAATATATTGGGCAACAGCGATGTTGTCAGTAAAGGAATGGATCTGATTGATTCTTTCCATACAAGTGAAACAGAAGCAATTGAAGCGAAGACAAAAGCAAAAACAGACTTGTTGACAAGCTATTCTCCGTTCAAAATTGCACAAAGATATCTGGCTTTGATCTTTGCGTTCACGTTTGTTGGTTCTTACGTAATGGTTTTAATTCTTTACTTTATGGGTCGTGATATTGATGCAGTACAAGATATCGTGGAAACTTTCAAAATAAATTGGATTTGTTTAACGATTATTGGATTCTATTTTGGCGGGGGAGCATTTGAAGGAATTGTCTCCAAAACAAAAGGCAAATAAATCATTGATTTAAAAGGAAAAAATTGTGGGATGGCTTCAAGACTACAATGGTGCGGAGACATCTTGGATTCATGTTATCTTATTATTTTTAATTTTAGGTGGATTATTTTTTTTGATGTGGTTTTTTGGAATAGATTCCAATCCTGTTGCAGAGGTTCCTGATGAAGATTAGAGATTCAATTATTTTTATGATCACCGCAGGCGTATTGATTTTATTGCTTGTTGTTATTGTTGGTGATTACATAGTTGCTCTTGAGGAAAACAGACCGCCTCATGAATCGGTTATAACATTAATGAAAATGTCAATTACAGGTCTTATCGGTGTCATTGGTGGTTATGTGGGAGCATCGAAATGACTCTTAGAAAAATGTTAAAATTACATGAAGGGGTTCGAAGTCATGTTTATTTGTGTTCCTCAGGATATGAGACAATTGGTGTTGGAAGGAATATTGCGAAAGACGGTGGCATAGGATTGTCTGAAGATGAGATTGAATATTTATTAGACAATGACATTCGGAGGGTTACACGAGAACTATCGACAGAATTTGATTGGTTTGATGATTTAGATGAGGTCAGAAAAAATGCCATGATAGATATTTCGTTTAACTTGGGTGCGACAAAATTAAGAGGATTTAAAAAAGCACTCCAAGCAATGTCGGAGCAAAACTGGCGAGAAGCATCAAAACAATTTGCTGATAGCCGATGGTTTAATCAAGTTGGAATTAGAGCGAAGCGGTTGTGTTCTATGATTCAAACTGGTGAATATACAAATGAGTTTGTCTAAGACTCAATCTTATCGATTAGGTGGGTTGCTTGCAGTAATGGCAAACGATGAAATTGATCTTGATTTGATAAAAGAATCAATTGAGGATGGATTTGTTATTTATACAAATGGCAGATTAAAACTTTCAGAGGACGGTTTAAGTGAAAAAAATCGCTTATGCACTCTTGCAGGGCTCAATATTAAATATAAGAGTGAGGCAAAAAGATGTCATACAAATACGAATACACGAATTGCAAAGTAAAAAAAATTGTAGATGGAGACACGATAGACATTGATATCGACTTAGGGTTTGATTGTTGGCTCCATAACCAGAGAATTAGATTGGCAGGTATCGATACCCCAGAAAGCCGAACAAGAAACATCGATGAGAAGGCGCTAGGATTAGCCGCTAAGAGACGTTTGAAAGAGGTATGTAAAGGTACTATAAAACTTGTATCGCACGGCAGAGACAAATATGGGCGTATTTTGGGCACAATATTTACCCCTGAAGGCACTGACATCTGTTTTTTACTGATTGAAGAAGGACATGCGGTAGAATATCACGGCGGGACTAAGAAGATTTGGGCTTAGTATCTGTCCAATGACTCATCCAAAGTTCCTCTTCTGCTTCTCGACATTTTTTGCAATAGAGAAACTGAAAGCCATGCTCATCTTCACCGATGCTTTTTGAGCAGTCGCACTGATCGCAATAAAAATCTTCATCGCCTTGATAAGCAGAAAACTCGTTTACTGGACTATAAATAATCATCAATCAAATCCTTTATCTTTGAAATAGTTAGTCAACGCTAATGATAATCTTTTATTTATTGGCTGATGCCCGTTTTCCATGTTTGATACTGCCGATCTATTTGGAACACCATTAGTAAAGTATCCAAGATATGCGGCAACTTCTGCTTGTGTTACGCCTGCGCTTTCTCTCATTGATCTGAGAGTATTTCCATCGAAATCCATTTTTTATCCTTAGACTTTTGTCAGTTTATTTTTCGAGGATGACCTCTAATTTTTGCAAATGCTCATCTGAAAGTAATTCTTTGACTGCTAAAATTGGTAATTGTAAAAGATCAGCATCATATTCGTCTTGAATACTACCCAGAAAAAAAGTGACATCATCAATCATCAAGATATTCCTGATCATACCACTGCCAAACAATCTCTCTGTTTCTTCTCCAAGTATTGTCAAACAATCTTTCAAGTTTTCTGTCGGCTTCTGCAAAGCCATATTCTGCAACAAATTCAACATAATTGTGTTTAAGCGAACTTAACATGCAATCATCGTGTATTTGCTGTTCATTATAATTTAACATATCAATCCCTCTGGTTAGTATCTTATACATTTTGAGCAAAAAACTCAAATTATCGAAGCCAATCCCATATTGCATCATCGATCAGAATCAAAGCGTTTCCTTGGACGATTCCCGCTTCCGAATCATAGTCCTTTAAAATGCCCGTAGCGGCCAAATTTATTGGCATGGAGTTTCCATCAAGATCGCGTCCATCGTCACTGTAAACTAAAACAGAGCGCTTTGAGAGCCATACTGGTTTTGGGTATCCTTTTATAAAATGAATCACTTCATCAATCCTCAACGGTTCATTTATGTAAATGAGTCTCGTTTGATTCACTAAATTGCAAACTTCAAAATCTGCTTTGTTCATTTGTGATCTCCGTTAGTTTTCCAAGACACCCCTTGGGGTGTTTCGATCAGTAACTATCTGATCTCGTCAGTCGGATTTACTACTTTGAACTCCCAAGCGCCTAGATCAAATACTCTGTCCATAATCTTGTATGCTCTTGCAAGAGTCACTTTTCTATTGTTTTGTAAGTAAGGCTTCCATTCTCTGTTAATAATCTCAGGCACACCATCCTTGATTTTTTCATCGATAATCTTCTGTGTATCTCTGGCTAAGATGTGTACTAACTTGTTATTACCATTCATCATTTTTTCCTTTAGTTGATTAAAATTTATTTCCAATTTCTTGTTACTTGTGCAACCTTTTTTTGAGTCCATTCTGCGCTTCTCTCAAGTCTATCTTTCACCGCTTCCTCGGTTTTAAGGGAAACCATTCTTGATTTGCCACCCTCCCAACCATCAGGACAAACTGTTATCTGCCAAGGTCTTGCCCGACCTTCCCAAAATAAGACGTGTGCGACTCCACCCTTATGTTTTACAATTCTGATCTCACTTTTTTCTCTCATTCGCTTTACCATTGTTATGTCCTTTGTTGTTTTTGTTAAGTTATGTATAGTATTATATACATTTAAAGATCAAAGTCAACAAATTATCATTAAATTTTTAATTTTTTTTAGTTTTTACTTTGATATTTTGAGCGTAATCCAAGTAAGCATCTTTTGTTCCTTTTTTAATCAAAGGGACAAAAACCATATATTCCACAATTTTTGAATTCGAAAATGTTTTCATCATACTCTGAAAGCTGAAGGGTCCATTTCTGTCAAAAGACGAACCTGCACTTGACCCATCCACGCTCACTGACCAACCCCAGAATCGATATTTGAGATTAGTCTCTTTCTCTCCATTGATGAAATCGATAAACTCTGCAACCCATTGTTCCAGTGTATAGTCACTAAGTTTGTAAACGTGTACTGAACCATTATCTAAAGGTGAATCTGTGGGATGAGTCCAATAAAAATAACCATTTCCTTTCACTAACTCCCATCCAGATTCGATCTGCTGAATCATTTCATTTACTTTTTTTAATGTTAATCTCATTTGTTTTATCTACTTTGTTTATTTATGTATAGAATAATATACGTTCAATTAATTAAAGTCAACACATTTGAAGAAAAATTTAATTATTTTTTTTCCATAAAGATGCCGCAAGTTTACGACCATAGTCAGGGCTTCTAAAATAACGCTCAAAAAAACGCTCCTCGTTGCCGTATTTCGTATGTAATTGTGCGTGGTGATAAAAGCACAGGGGTATTGCGTTACGATCGTCTGCTCTCATTCCCATGCCTCGTGAACCTATCCACGGCTTTAATAGATGATGTGCTTGAATAGGTCCTTGACAAGAAATGTCCTTGATACAGCAGTCTAATGAACAAACAAATTCCAGATGCTTTCTGCTTTGTATTCTTTTTTCTTTCATAAAAAAAGCCCCTAACAGTAAACTGAAGGGGCAAGATAACACACTTGGGGGGTATGTGATTCTAAAAAGGAATCTCTTCCTCTACATTTTGCATTTCCACGCCGATATAATCAACCCCCTCTCGGCTTACATTTTTCCATCCACCAAACCTATATTTTTTACCATCTACGTTAATTTTACCAGATAAGTCGGGATAAGTTGGTGTCGATTTTTCTTCAGGCTTATTAATAAAAATTCTACCTGCTGATACGGATACTTCTAAAATATCCTCACCTTGTTGCGTTTTTGCCTTGATCAAAGAAACGTATTTTAACTGACCATCGATTGTAATGGTCCCCTTTCTTAAAATGCTTGCATCTGAATCTGCAAACAAAGCACCTTTTAAATTTTTACTTTCCATGTTGAATCCTCTTTTTTACGACATAAAAATATCCATCGTGATTATTTTCCTGAACAAATCCATCGTACGTAAAACCATCTGTTTCGCATTCAAATAATTTATGAGATTTGATCAATTTTTTTGCCTCTTCATAGCAAGGCTTGTTGTCAAAAAATGTAATCGCTTTTTTTGCTGTATTCATTTCTTTAGACTCCAAATTGCCACCTGCTTTTTTTTCTTATTTTTTTTTACATACTCAACCCTTTTTGTAACTATGTCATATCCATCTTTTCTCATTTCAGAAATACGAGCAGGGGCTTCACAGATTAAAAGTTCATATTGCGCGATTCCACGATTTAAACTTTTACCTGTTTTTAAATAATCAAGAATCTCACGTTTTTGAGTGCCTTCTTTATACACTTTCAATTGTCTTTCAATATTCACATTGATCTCCTTAACTTAAAAAGTCTTTTGGTATTGATTGCTTGGTGAACTGATTGGATTTGGGTGCGGAGGGCTTTCTTTCGATCGCATTTTGTACCTCAAACGCAGATGCAAATTCTGATCCGTGCAATCCTAAATTAGCAAGCGCACGACCGATGCAAGACGTAGAACAATTCTCAACTGCTGAATTTCGATTCACAGGACTTGCTTCTCTGAACTCTTCCGCAAACCCATCCGCGACTTTTTCCCATCGATCGTTTTGATACACAAACACATTTGCTTTCATCACCACCCTTTCTAAATCTGCGGTAACAAGTTTTTGTGTGATTTTGCCTTCTGTACCAAATACCTGTCTAAAAATTTCAAGTCGAGTTGCGACCGTTGTGTACCATTTTCCTTTTATGTTAACTTTGTGGGGTGACTCGTTTGGTAACTCCCCGATCTTTTTTAGACATCTGTCTAATCTTTCCATTGTTTAACTCCCTAAATATGACCAAAGTTTTTTTGCCGCCTGTTTTTCTAATTCGCTCCATCGCCAATCATCAAGGTTCGGAACCATCAAAAAAGCTATTTCTTGAATATCATCAGAAAAGCTAAGAATCTTTTCCATTGATGAAACTGCTTGATTAACTACTTTAAAATGATGATCTAAGTCATTGATTTCTCGACTTACGACTTGAGACGATGTTTTAGTACAATGCACATAATCAACAATCGCAGGCTTTTTTTCTGCATAGGCATAAATACTTAACTGCCGATTGACTGATTCGGGTGTTTCACTAGGTAGCCTCGCCACCGTCTTCATATCGCAAACAACCTCTTCATAAAGAAAATCAATATATCCAATTATTTCTGGATACTTTGGATCGATGTTCAGTGATATTTTTTTCTGTATCTCAATAGGTCGGTATGGACGATCACGATAATACTCGAAAGCAGTCTGAACATATTTCGCTAATGATGATTTTTCTGCTTCTACTTTCTGCAAATCTATTTCTGCATGAGAAACGGATTTACTCCAAAAACTATCATAATCTTCCACTGATGAACGAATTGCATCTTGAAGAGTAAAGTCTTCATTTTGTAATGCTTTACAAATTGCATTGTCGGTTGCGCTTCCTCTCCACATCGCAGGATTTCCAAAAATATCTTTGTACCCAGATACGCGAAGAATCCATTTTGCAGGATTGGCAATATACTCATTTATGGAACTTGCACTCAGATGAGTGACGTTATGTTTTTCAAATGTTTTCATTTTTTCAAGCACCTCTTTTCTGTCATTTGAATCATCATTAAAACCCAACTTGGGTATCTTTGCAACATAAAATGTGATAAAATTTAAAGTATTTCTTGGGAGTTATTTATGAAATTATCCGATTATCTGAAAAAAAATAATCTTACTCAACGCGATTTTTTACTTAAAGCAAAAGAAGATCACGGTGCGACTTTCTCAAGATTTGCACTCGTCAAATGGTGTAATGGGTCAAGAATACCAAGGCCAGAAGATATGCGTTTGATCAACCTTGCGACCGATGGAATCGTAAGACCTGATGATTTTTACTTGACTGAAACATCATAATGACCCAAAATGGGCAAATGGAAAAGCCAAGTTATTATGCAGTATTACCTGCAAATGTCAGATATGACGAGCGTTTAAGACCAAATGCTAAGTTATTGTACGCAGAGATCACGGCGCTTTGTAACAAAGATGGTCGTTGTTGGGCTACCAATAATTATTTTGCAAACCTTTACAAATTACATAAAAAAACAATTAGTGAATTAGTCTCCACGTTGGAAAAGCTTGGATATCTAAAAGTAACAATTGAGTTTGTGGAAGGGACAAAAAACATCAGCAAAAGATATCTTGAGATTATCGAACAACCTATCCATAATAATGTGGATAGGGTAGAAAAATCGGGTGGGGGTATCCATAAAAATATGGATCATTACCCTATCCCTAAAAATACGGACCAGAATACTACAAGAGTTAATATTACAAGATTTAATAAACCGACAATTGACGAGTTGACTATTTTTAAAGAAGAAAAGCAGTTGAAGTCAGATGTTGATAAATTTTTTAACTATCATGAATCAAAAGGATGGATGGTAGGAAAGGTGAAAATGAAGAGTTGGAAAAAAGCATTACTTTATTGGGAATCAAATCATAAAGAATGGAGTGAAAAAGATGCAAAAAGACAAAGCGATCGATCAACTTATGCGTCAAGTTTCTACGACTACGACAAAGCAACCAACATTTAGCGCAAGAGAAAAAGACTCAATCGCCTATTTTTTCCTGCGCCTTCAAAATACGTTTGGCATTTCAAAAATGCTTGCAGTGTATCCTGATGAAAAAAGCATTGCGCTTGCTCGAAGGGAATATGGCAAGTTTATCTGTATTATGAAACGACAAGAAATTAATGAATTGTTTGATTTGGTACATGAGCAGAGACAAAATGGATCAGACAATTTTTTGTTTCCTGACATCGATGCGATATTAGGACTGAAAAGGCAGGTCAAACGACAGGCAAGCTATCACCAATTGTACGAGCCAAAATATCTATCAGAAAAGCAAGTCAAAGAACAAAGACAACGGAACGTTTCCAATTTAGAAAAATTAAAACAGCAATTGGATATGGCATGACTTTGAAATACAAAGGTGAACAAGCACTTGCGTTGTTATTGATGGAAGCAAACATTCCCTTTCGCCGTGAATACCAATTTTACAATCAAAGAAAATGGCGCTTCGATTTTGCAATTGGCAATCAGCCATTAGATCAAAAAATAGCCATTGAGATCGAAGGCGGTGTATTTTCAAACGGCAGACACACACGAGGAAGCGGATATATAAAAGATATGGAAAAGTACAATCATGCTGTATTACAAGGATGGAGCGTTTTGAGATATGCAACCCATCAAGTATGCACCGATACCATTGACGATATTAAAATGCTGATAAACCGAGGTCAATATGTCAAGGCTTGATCAATGCATAGAAACATGGAGTGACTGCTTGAAAATATTTGAAAGCACTCTACACATATACCATGAACACGAAGCAAGTTTTAAAGCATGGGAAGCGGCAATTAAGAAAGCGCACATGGAAAACAAAGTGTCAGGTGTTATGGCTGATGTATTGCTTAAAACACACGATGATTGGGAGAGACGATATTTAGACGTTCAAAAATATTCAATCAAATCAGAGATGGCAAAGAAAAGATTACGGTTAGCGGAGGCATCTTGGGAGACAGAAAGATCGAAAGAAGTTAGTTTAAGACAAGTTAAATAAGGGAAAATAAATGGAAATTGAAGTTATTGATATAAATGAAATCGTGCCTTACAAAAATAATCCAAGAATAAACGATCAGGCAGTGAGTGATGTATTGCGTTCTATAAAAGAGTTTGGTTTTCAGCAACCTTTGGTACTTGATTCTAATTATGAAGTAGTTGTTGGTCATACTAGGTTAAAGGCGGCAAAGGCATTGGGGTTACTTGAGGTTCCTTGCGTTATTGCTAAAAATTTAACAGATGCCCAATCGAGAGCTTATAGAATAATGGATAACAAAAGTGGTGAATCTGCAGATTGGAATTACGAATTGTTAAACATAGAAATATCAGATTTATTGGGCGAGGATTATGATCTTGATTTGACAGGTTTCGATGAAAGAGAACTTGCAGATCTAGGTATTCTTGGTGATTTCGAAGAGGAAGGATTAATTGACCCAGACTACGTTCCTGAATTGATAAAAGAGGCAAAAACAAAGAAGGGTGATATTTGGGTGTTAGGAAATCACAGATTAATTTGTGGGGACGCGACCCTGTTAAGAGATATTGAAAAGTTGATGGATGGTGAGTTAGCTGATCAATTAATAACAGACCCTCCATACAACGTCGATTATGTTGGTAAAACAAAAGACAGGATGAAAATAGAAAATGACAATATGAATGATGAAAATTTTAGATTATTTTTAAAAGATTCGTTTATTTCAGCAGATCTGGTAATGAAAGAGGGTGCCGTTTTTTATATTTGGCATGCGGATACGGAAAGTTATGCATTCAGAGGTGCTGTGAAAGATGCGGGGTGGAAGGTAAGACAGTGTTTGATTTGGAATAAAAACTCTATGGTGATGGGAAGACAAGATTATCATTGGAAGCATGAGCCCTGCCTTTATGGTTGGAAAGACGGATCGGCGCATCTTTGGGCATCAGATCGCACTCAAGTAACGGTACTTGATTTTAATCGGCCCAATAGAAATGACGTGCATCCGACGATGAAGCCTGTTGATCTTCTTGAATATCAGATCACAAACAATACGAAGGGAAGCGATATAGTTTTGGATATTTTTGGTGGATCGGGTAGTACTCTTATTGCCTCTGAGAAAACTAACAGGCATTGCAGAATGATAGAATTGGATGAATCTTATTGTGATGTTATCGTAAGGCGGTGGCAGGAATTCACAGGGAGAGACGCTATTTTAAAAGATACGTCTCAAACATTTAATGAAATTCAGATAAAATAATATTTTTTGATAACGGTGAAGATATGTCTAACAAACTAACAGAAGAACTTAAAATAAAAATTAGAGATGAATTTGTCCACGGTTCGGTCGGCGAAACTGGGTCAAGGGTTTTTTTAACCATCGATAAATTGCACAAAAAGTATGATGTTTCTCGTGCCACATTATTTAGATATTCTTCAGAGGAAAATTGGCAATCGCAAAAAAACAAAATTCAATCAGAGATTCAACAGGCGTTAGATGATGATCGTGTTTTAAGAATTATTAATGATTCCAAAAAACTTGATGATACTGCTATACGGATAGCACAGGCTCTTTTAAATAGCGTTGGTAAAAAATTACAGGCATCTCAGGTTGCAGAGCAAAATAAAACCCAACTAGGATTGCTTACTATTTCAGAATTAAGAGATGCGTCACATATCGCGCAAAACGCGCAGAAGCTTGGAAAGTTAGCGCTTGGGGAAGCGCAAGAAATCACAAAGGTGTCAGCAGATGTTAACAACCCAGAATCCTTCCGCAGAGTTATGGAGCAATTGGACGAACTTGCGGAATCAAGGTCACAAAGAGACAGCGATTTTATACACTAAATGGTTGGACAAAGCGCGAAACGCTCAAATCACTCCTTTGGGCGATTGGCATATTTGGATGATTCAGGCAGGGCGTGGTTGGGGAAAAACTCTGACTGGTGCATACGACACGATTTTATATGCGTTGAGAAATCCAGAAGTGCAAGTTGCGGTCGTAACTCCAACGTTCGGTGATCTCCGTCGAGTCGCATTTGGTGGTGTTAGTGGTATCCTCAAATTGCTTCCGAAAGATTGCTTACTGCAAGGTCGCGGTCAGGGATATAATTCTTCAGCGTCTGAGATAAGATTATTTAATGGATCAAAAATCATTGGGTTTTCGGCGACCGAACCTGATAGGCTTAGAGGACCGCAGTTTCATCGTGCTTGGTGTGACGAGTTAGCGGCTTGGAGATATCCAGAAGCTTTTGATCAATTAATGTTCTCTTTAAGATTAGGAAAGAATCCAAAGTGTATAATCACCACAACTCCAAAACCAACGCAACTTTTGATAACTCTTTCAAAACGAGAGGATGTTTATATAACCAAAGGAAATACATTTGAGAATGCTGATAATTTGGCTGAGTCCACTTTGGCAATGTTACGTGAAAGATATGAAGGAACGAATCTGGGCAGACAAGAACTTTATGCTGAAATTATCGAAGATATCGATGGTGCCCTGTGGAATAATCGCATGATCAATGATGCAAGACTGCCCAAGTTAACAAATGTTGAATTTTCAAAAATATGCGTGGGGATCGATCCTGCTGTGACATCAAATGCCAACTCTGATGAAACAGGAATCGTAGTAGTGGCAAAAGACCTGAATAATAAGTATTATTTACTAGATGATAAGTCGGGGAAGTATACCCCTGATAGTTGGGGTCGGTTGGCGATTGATCTATACCATAAATATTCAGCCAACCTGATTGTTGCTGAGATCAACAACGGTGGAGATTTGGTGGAGCGTTTATTAAAGAGTATTGATTCGACGGTAAAATATAGAGCAGTCCATGCAAGCCGTGGCAAGATGCTTAGAGCAGAGCCGATCTCAGCCTTATATGAGCAAGGCAAGGTTCACCATCTGGGAGTTTTTCCAGAACTTGAAAGTCAAATGTGTACATACACAGGCGAATCCAAACCATCTCCTGACCGACTTGATGCGTTGGTTTGGGGATTAACTGAATTAAGCAAATCGCGTGGCGATGTGTCTTGGAGAATTTCGTGATGGCAATATTTGACAGATTTTTAAGAAGGAACAGAAACAAGTTAGAAACGAAAAATTCATCAATGGTTGGATATTTTGGGGTGAATGCAATGCCTTCAAAAACAATGACTTACGATGATTTAGCATCCGAAGGCTATATGAAGAACGCTATAGTTTATCGATGTGTCAATGAAATATCTAAGGGTGCGGCGAGTGTTCCCTTTCGAATCCTAAATGCAGACGGAGATAACTTAGAATCACATCCTGCCGTTTCGCTAATCAGCAGGCCAAACCCGCTCCAAAGTTATTCCGAGTTTATGAACTCGCTCTTTGGGTTTTTACTATTATCTGGAAACTCTTATGTCTTGCGAATCGAAGGAATGGGTAATTTACCGAAAGAGTTGCATTTGTTAAGACCCGATCGAATAAATATCAAAGGAAATGGTGGTGCTTTCCCTGATCGTTATGAATACATGCTAAATGGTAGAGTATCTGATACTTATGATGTGGATCAAGAAAATGGGTTCTCTGATCTTAAACAAATAAAGTTATGGAATCCACTCGATGATTATTATGGGATGTCACCCCTCAATGCGGCGGCTGTCGAGGTTGATCAGCACAATCTAAGTAGCAAGCACAACATCAATCTTTTGAATAATGGGGCAAGACCATCGGGTGCAGTGATATTCAAACCAAAAGATGATGAAGGATTTGCAGTGAATCTTACAGATAGTCAAAGACAACAACTTTTAACGGACTTGAATAATCGTTTTACGGGTTCTCAAAATGCAGGCAGACCATTATTGTTAGAGGGTGATTTTGACTGGAAAGAAATGGGCTTGTCACCAAAAGATATGGACTTCATAAATCTCAAGCACATGAGCGCCACAGATATTGCGATGTGCTTTGGTGTTCCTTCTCAATTAGTGGGAGTTCCTGATGCTCAAACATATGCGAATGTTGCAGAGGCAAGATTAGCTTTGTATGAGGAAACAATCATACCGATGCTGATTAAAGTGCAATCGGATATCAATGAATGGTTAATGCCTCAGTTCAAAGAAGGACTTGAATTTTTATTTGATACAAATGAGATTCCTGCGTTATCGGAAAGACGAAAGCGAATATATGAAAATGTGATTGGTGCAGTACGGGAAGGAATCATGACCAGAAACGAAGCGAGAGAACGTCTTGGACTCGATTCAGTAGAAGGCGCAGATGGCTTATTAGTTAACGCAAGTCTATTTGCATTGAACGAGGAAAGCCCTGATCAACCTTTACAGATGGACGATGAGGAGGACATAAAGTTTTATGATTCAAAGCAAACTGATTTCCCAAATCGCGGTGACGATAAAAAAATATCCTTAAGAAACAGTGAATATCCACAATTCGATTTTAATTTTTCTAAGAACTTAGCCGATGATATGACAGCAAACGGAAGGAAGATTTGGAGAGCGGGTGGTAATATACGAGGTACGGAAGCATTCAGGCTTTGGGAAAAAGCAAGAGAAGGATCACAAACCCCTACTGTTTTAGATTGGATCAAAGAAAGGGAAGCATGGGCCGCGAGACATTTGGGAGATGGCGATCAATTTACTGATCCCGATTTGAAGCCTACTCTGTCAAATATTGCGGGAATTGTCGCACAAATGAAATGGGGCGTGATTAATCCTAAGATTGGCGAACAAGGAATGAAAGATGCGGTTCTCTCTGTCATTAAAGAGTTAGAGGGAAAGGTCGATGAGGAAAAGTATCAGTTACGAAGAGATGTTTTTACAACCTCTGACGAGGCACTAGAAAGAGCACAAGAAATAGGTTGTGTTGGATTTCATTCTCACGATGAAGACGGGACGATGATTTACATGCCCTGTCGAACACATGCTGAATATGAGGAAGCAGTCGGCGAAGAACTAAAGCAGAAAGACCCCTCAAAATTTATTATGAGTGAAAAGATTAAAACAGGTCTTAGAAATAAAGTGGATGATCATAATGAAAAGTACGGTGATCAACCTACAAAAAGAGCTACTTTTCGAATGCTCGCCGCATCCTTTCGCCGAGGCATAGGAGCCTATTACAACAATCCTCAATCGGTCCGTCCAAACGTTACTGGACCTGATCAGTGGGCATTTGCCAGAGTTAACGCTCTTTTGTATAGCTTGAGAACAGGAAGATTCCAAGGGGCGGCATTTGATACAGACTTGTTACCAAAAGGACATCCAAAAAGTACAAAAAAATAAATGGCAATTCAAGCAACCAAACAAATTGTCGGATTTCGGCAGGGTAGAATTAACGCCAGAAAATATGCAAAACAGCAGGCAAGACTGCGCGATAATCTTGCTCGTGGATTTCAAAGAAAAATCGAAACAAGTTTTAATAAAAATGTAAACATTATTTCAAGAACTATTAACCAAGATTCTGCGATGAGTAGTGGTAATGTTGTCCAACTCATCAACATTGAATTAGAGTCACTAATTAAGGCACAGTTAAAAAGAATATTTAAAGCTATTTATGATTATAATGATGAGGCCTATAATCGAATTGATCAGAAGCAAGAAGAGCCATTTGATTTCGGAAGATCAATAGAATTTGAAGAAGTGGTCGCCGCTTACTTTTTGCAAAGAGAAGTTTTATTTACGAATATTTCAAGGAATCAAGGGATTTTAATTCTTCGAGAAATCGAACGGTTAAGGTTGCAGGATCTTTCTGTTCCAGAAATTGCAAGGGAGCTTAGAAAGAAATTTAGAAGAATAAATAAAAACAGAGCCGCTTTGATTGCGAGAACGGAAACGCACTCCGCGACGGGTTTTGCTCATCATAATTATCATGAGACCGTTGGCGACAGTTACGGGGTCGCAATGGTGAAAGAGTGGGTTGCAACAAATGATGCAAGAACCCGAACAGCCCATGCAGAGGTCAGTGGGACAAAAATATCGATGAGCGAATCTTTTAAAGTAGGGGGTCGTGAAATGGATTTTGTTGGCGATCCGAAGGGCGGTCCTGCGAATGTAATCAATTGCAGATGTGTAATTGTTTATACAGATGTTGAGGATTCTGTTGATTCTTAATTATTTTTAATTTTTTAAAAATCTTTCTTCTAAAACTTCTTCGATAAAAATTGCTGATGTAATCGTGTGGTTCGTTGGCAATTTGTTTTCTAGATATTTTAAATGATTTTTAAGGTCTGAAGTGCTCCAACTTTCAAAAAGGTTTTTACTTATTTTTGGCTTTTTCATTTTTTTCTCCTTTCGTTTTATAAGTATATAATACTATACATAAACAAAAAATCAACTTCATTTTACATTTTAATTACCCAATTTGGGTTTGACTTATGGTTTAATGTCTGGTATGCTATACATTCGGAAACTTTAATGGAGAGAGCATATAAAATGAAACTTAAAACTAAAAACCCTGTTACCGCATTTGATCAGTTACAAGTGGGCGATATATTGATTGACTCAGAATCACCTGTTGGTGAGTCGGATTCTTTTCAGATATGGCTTAAAACAGATTTTGAATCAGGGTATTGTTTATTTTCAACATGCTCTTTAGAGGGAACGAAAGAATTTTTTTATATCATGCCTAATCGAAGAGTCATAAATTTCTCATCATTATCAACACAAATATTAAGGAACTTAAAATGAACATTGAACAGGAGCAAAGATTCATGATGCCGTATAAATTTATTTCCAGTGGCAAAATGCACCCTAATGAATCTCGTTTGGATGATGACTTTATGCAGGGCATTTTAGATTGCGAAAAAGGCATTGAGCATAAATCAAATATGTCAGAAATGTATGATGAAGGTTATAGGCAAGCTTATTCGCAGATGCAAGTTGATGATGCAAATTGCAAACAAATATGGCAAAAGCCTGAGATCAAAGATTTGTCCCCTGAAGAGGGCAGAGATGAGTTTCAAAAAGCAAAGGAGTTAAATGATGTCAAAAAGTGATGGTTGGAGACAAAAGAAGTCTGGAACTGTTTATGTTCATGTGGGCGGTAAAGCTTGGAAAATGATGAATGATGTTCACAAAAACATGGGCTTAAACAAAACCGAGCAAATTGTGACATTGATGGCTCGATATTTTCCCGATAATTATGCTGATTATGTGGAGTTGATGCGTGAATCAATCTTGAAAAAAATTGATAAAAAATTTGAGGAAGCCAAATTTGTTTTAGACGAGCCTCCAAAAAAAGAAAAGACAAAAAAGTTTTTTGGTAACAAAGTAAAAGATGTTGATTTGCAACAATAAACTTGAAAACAAACTATAAGTTATCAGATAATTTATTGACCGTGTTCTTTCATTGACATTCCGAAGAGGATTGATCCACCTTTGGTCGAAACGGATCACTTCAAAAGGGTGTCAATCAAAAAAAGTTGTGATAATATCCATATAAATATAAAGTATCTCAATGCAGATGCCTGTTTTGTAGTAATCAGACGATTACGATAACTTAACAATGGTAAAGCGTATGGATGATTATACAGCCAGAAAGATCGAGGATAACGATATTCTCGCATGTGTTGACGCTCTCAGTCAGCAATTAGAAACCGAAGATAACAAGCACGTTCTTAACATCAGAGAAACAGAAAACTCTGTCATCTTAGAAATGGCAAAAGATATGGCCGAGCAAGAGCCGACAGAGGAAGCAGGCTATCACGAGGATGAAGAAGATGAAGACGATAAAAAAAATCGTGAGTTTCTTCAGGTTGCGGCAGAGATCAAGGCAGGACATGAAGAGGATGATAAAGGCTCCTTTGAAGGATATGGATCAATTTTTGGGAATGTTGATTTAGGGAATGACGTTATTCAGGCAGGTGCTTTTCAAAAGAGTATCAAGAAAACAGGACCGAAAGGAGTCAAGCTTTTATATCAGCATAAGACTGATATGCCAATCGGTGTTTTTGAGTCTATCGAAGAGGATCAAAAAGGATTAAAAGTTAAAGGACGGCTTGCGATGGGTACACAGGCAGGTCGAGAAACTTATGAATTGATGAAGATGGGCGCACTAGATGGCCTATCAATTGGATTTAAGACAAGCGCAAAAGGCGCACATTACGATCCAAAGACACGAAGAAGAATGATTAAAGAAGTAGAATTGATGGAAATATCTGTGGTCACGTTTCCTATGAATCCGCGAGCCAAGATTCGGAAAGTTAAAGGTCAAGACGTTTCAATCAGAGAATGGGAGAATGGACTGCGTGATGCTTTTAGTTTATCTCGTTCAGAGGCAAAGATAGCCGCCAAAGCAGTGCAAGATGCTTTTTGTCTGCGTGATGCAGAAATAGAAAAGTGTTTTGAGGTTGATGCTGTCAAACAACTAACCCAAAAACTTAAATCACTTAAAGAGGATTAATCAATGAGTGAAGATATTAAAACTTTAGTGTCCGAGATGGGTTCAGCTTTTGAGGAGTTCAAAAAAAGCTATGACGAAAAATTGGACAAGATGGCTAAAGGACAGGAAGATTCAGCGCTTGATGCTAAATTAGCCGCTATCGAAGCAAAGATGGATAGCTATGAAGACATCAATCAAAGAATGGTTCAGTCTCAGAAAAGCCAAGATGCTCTTTTGGAGCAGATGGATAGAGTTGAGGTCGCGATGCGTAGGCCGAACTCTGGATTTTCAACAAAGCAAATTGATGAAGGCATATCAGCATTTGACGCTTATTGTAGAAAAGGAATTGAAGGACTAAGCCCTGATGAAAAGAAAGCATTGACTGTTTCTAATGATTCAACTGGCGGGTATCTTGCACCTCCTGAGTATGTTAGAGAGTTGATTAAAGATATCACTGAAATATCGCCAATCAGATCAATTGCAAGAATCAGACAAACAGCACAGCGTTCAATACAGATGCCAAAAAGAACTGGTACTTTTGCGGCGCAGTGGGTTGCTGAATCAGGAACAAGATCAGAGACAACTGGATATCAAGTTGGCTTGGAAGAGATACCTGCACATGAATATTATGCGTTGGTCGATATTTCTGAGCAAGACCTAGAAGATTCAGTATTTGATCTTGAAGCGGAAATGCAATCAGAATTTGCCGAGCAGTTTGCGAAAGCAGAGGGTGCGGCATTTGTATCTGGAAACGCGGTAGGTAAGCCCGAAGGATTCATGACAAACTCTGATGTTTCGGAAGTAGTATCTGGCAACGGAACTGCTTTGACAGGCGATGGTCTTATCACTTTGGTTCACAGCGTAAAAGCTGAGTATTCTGCGAATGCGACTTTTGTTTTTAACAGGAGCACATTAGCGGCAATCCGAAAGTTAAAAGATACAGCGGGACAATATGTTTTCCAAGCAGGCATGATGCTAACTGGTGGACCAATGACGACTGTTTTAGGACACCCGTACATTCAAGCGACTGATATGCCAAACGTAGGGGCAGGTAATTTCCCTGTTGCCTTTGGTGATTTCCGAAGAGGATACATGATCGTTGACCGCGTTTCTCTTGCAGTTTTACGTGACCCATTTACTCAAGCAACAACTGGAAACATTCGATATGTTGCAAGACGTAGAGTTGGTGGTCAGGTAATTTTGCCAGAGGCTATCGTTAAACAAAAAGTCTCAGCGTAAGGAGGACTAAAAGATGAGAGATTTAGGTAATAATTTAACTCCTGTCAGCATGACTGCGGCTGTCGTTGCGTCTGGAAATGCTACAACTACAACTGGCTCTGAAATCGATTTACAAGGTTTTGAGGGCGCTTTTGTAATGTGTAATTCTGGTGCAGAAGGTGACACTTTAGGAAGTTCTTTGAAGTATGAATTCAAATTATTCCATGGTGACACAAGCGGCTCTTTGACTGCTGTAACAAGTCAATTGGATGTAACGGATGCAAGCATTGCTTCAGACGGAACTTGGTTGACTCTTGATGATAACGCTGAAACACCACAAGTGTCTGGAATCGGATATGTAGGTGGCAAACAGTTTATCAGGGTTGATATTGTCAGAACTGGCAATCACAGCACTGGTACACCAATGTCATTGACTTGCATAAAAGGACATCCAAGACATGCAGGCGGTGCTTCAACTTACAACCTAGCATAACGATAAATGGGGGTTTCTTTAGAAGCCCCCTTTATTTAAGGATTCATTATGAGCAAAACATACAAAATTATCGTCCCCAAGCCTGCAACTAACGATGCACAAGGGCTGACAACAAAACTTTATGAAGCGGGTAGTATTGTCACAGCAGATGCCGCGTGGAAAGAAGATTTAATGTCGGTATTCGAAGAGAATGGTTGGGCGATGGAGTGTAAAGTTCAAGACACAACGGGAATGGAAAGAGCAAGGAATGAGAAAGGTCATTATGTTGCAGATGACCCAAGCACCCCAGAGGTCAATGAAGCTTACGTTCAAAAACCAAAAAAGAAAGCCACAGCAAAAAAGAAAGCAACTCCGAAGAAAAAATCATAAGGCATGAGCCATGACCACACTATTTCTTGTTCAAGGCGATACTGGTCCACAGATACAGGTAAACTTAACCCGCGCTGACTCAGGTGCGGCGGTTGATTGTTCTGGAGGCACTTCAACGTTAAAAGTAAGAGCAAGAGGATCAGATACAACTTTATTCACTTTGACAGCGGCCAACACAGGGACAGATTTGCAAGATGGCAAATTAATATTTTCTGTCGGTAATAATTTGGCAAGTATTGATGCAGGCAGTTATGAAGGAGAAGTAAATGTTCAATTTTCTGATGGTACAGTGGAAACTGTCTTCGAAGTTGTCGATTTAGTAATTCGAGATGATTTTAGTTGAGTTTCATAAAGTTAAATGTAATTAGTAAATCTTTAAACAAGGATGAAGTTGACAAATCCTTACAAAAATCAGTCACGGATAAATCATTACGACAATCCATAACGGATTTAACTCTTTTCGCAACACCCATCAGCAAAGCGATGATCGCCAGTTTTGCAACTGGTCAATTTTTAATTGTAAAAGAATTTTCAGATGCGCTAAGTGTATCTCAAAACTTAGTATTAGGATCAGGAAAATCGCTTTCCAATGCCGCCGCGCTTGTTGATGAACCATCATTAGGTTTTGTCAAAAGTTTTGCAAACTCAACCTCCATTGCAGACGAGCCTGCGTTTCCTTTTGGAAAAGTGCTTTCTAATACAATCTCATTTGATGATGAACCTTCCTTTGGATTTGGACTTGCTTTTTCAAACTCAGCTATTGTTTTAGATTCTCCATCCTTGGGATCAGGTAAAACGTTCTCTAATTCTGTAGGTTTTACTGATGATGAAATAATTGTTCCGCAAAAAGTTTTAAATAACGCCGCAACAGTCTTAGATGAACCATCTTTCCCTTTTGGCAAAATACTTTCAAATAATTTTGTTGCATCTGATTTACCATCATTTAACCCAGAAAAAGTGTTCAACAATTCTGGGGCGTTTTCAGACGATGAAGTGTTCGGAAATGCGAAAGCATTAAATGATCAAGGAAGTGCAGGAGAAAGCGAAATACGAGGTTTTAGCAAGGGTTTAAGCAATAGTTTTGTGCTTGCAGATCAAGAAGCATTGCAGGTTACAAAAATTTTGTCAGATGCTTTTGTAGGACAAGATAATGATTTTCTAGGGATTGCAAAGCCATTTTCTAACGCTTTTGAAGGATCAGA